AAGCAAAGCGCAGCCACAAACTCATCGCTGGCCTTGATTCCCCGTCCCTTGCCGTGTGCACCTTCGTTCGAATGTGCCGCTACTACTGTCCCATCCTCTGCCCCACAGTGTTGGCAGGGTAATGCTCGGCAGGCTTCTAGCCGCTTTTTATCCCGCAGATATTTCCTTTTTGGAAACATCATGCCGAAAATCTCACGCCTTTTTCTGCCCCGAATGCTTCCATTAAAGTCTGTAAATCGCACATCTCCGCTTTGGTCATCTTGCTGGTTGACTGTCCTAGCACGACAAATCCACCGTCTAAGCCTGGCACTACGTCCTGCTTTTTAAGTGCCGCAGTGAAAACGTGCTTCCATTCCTCAGGCGTTAGTTTTCTCCCATACCAGTCAACTTGCTCGCTTATTTCGTCAAGCATGGCCCAAAGACGCGAGTTTTGCTCTAGGCTTCGTGTGGCCGGTTTAATCTCCAGCACCATCTTATGCCCTGCCATTAGTGCACTTTTTAGCTGCGGCCAGATTGTTTTTGTCATTGCTGCATGGGCCTGGACTGGCTCCCAGCATTGAATTGCAAGTTTCATTTCATTAACCCAATCATTCTTAAAGCGGCTTCAGGGCCATCAACACGCACTAGCGTACCTCCGGCCCACTTTGCAAAAAAAGCCTCCTGAAGCGCCGTTAAACGCTTTTTAGGCCCATCTTTAATCTCTACCAGAAACGTATGCCCTTTGTACCCTACGAGTAAATCTACAGGTAGACCAATAATCCAAACGTAAGCGCCAGCCGCCCTAAGTGCTGTCACCACTTGAGTGGAGTTAGCGTCAATCCTTGCTGCTCGGCGCATTTAAGATTCTCCAGGCGGTTGCTGCACAGAGTGGGACTTGTCCGTTTCCAATGGCTTTAAGTCTGTCCACCCTAGCGGCCACCCCATCAGCCACTCGACCCACTCGGGGTTCAACTTTCCAGAAGTCGGATGAACAACCATCGATAAGCCAAGTTGTTTTCCTACGTCCATACGCTTTTGCACGCATGGATTGCTCATATTCCCTCTGTCCCTGTAATCGCTTGCGTTCGGTGTAGGCCAATTGACCTGTGCTGTCAGTGTCGGTGTATTCCGTTTGTGTTCGCTCGGTGCGTTCGTTTCTTTGCTCATGTGTGCTGTGGGCGTGGGCCAGGTGGGGGGGGGGGGGGAGATATTTACCGACAATCCAAATTCTGTCCCGTTGGTGATTTGCTCCAACGTCCGCTGCTCCCAGCACTCCCCATCTTGCATCAAACCCCATTGAGGCCAAGTCTCCAAGAACGGTTCCAAGTCCCCTAGAAGTGAGCATTGGTGAGTTTTCCACAAACGCGAATCGGGGTCGTACTTCACAAATGATGCGTGCCATTTCTCCCCACATACCGCTTCGTTCACCGTCAATTCCTGCGCCTTTTCCTGCGGCGCTGATGTCTTGGCATGGAAATCCTCCAGATACAACGTCAACAATTCCTCGCCACGGCTTTCCGTCAAAGGTTTGTACGTCATCCCAAATTGGGAAAGGCGCGAGAAATCCGTCATTTTGTCGGGCGCACAGTACGCTTGCTGGGTACGGCTCCCATTCAACGGCGCAGACTGTTCTCCATCCAAGCAGCTTTCCGGCAAGTATTCCTCCACCAGCGCCTGCGAAAAGAGCCAACTCATTTAATTGCTCCATGTTTCATTTGCTCCATGATGTAGTCCTTTATTCCTGCGTAAACAGGCTCTTTGTCTAGCTCTTTTACCCGTTGCCAAGCGTAATCCTTCCACCCTGGTTCTTTGCAAAGCATTAGGTAGTGGGCAAACATACGCTGGCGGGATTCATTGAACATTGTTTTTTAATGCATCACGGGCCATTTTCAACACCGTGGGAGACTTTTTCACTCCAGCCGCATAGTCACCCAATATTTTCCGCGCCCAGTCCTTTGGGTCTTGCTTTACGTTGTTCATAGCTCCTAGTTTTGCCAGTTCCTGCTTTACCCGTTCGGGGTCGGCTGGTGGGCTTGGTAGCTGCGGCTTTTCTACGGCTGGCGCTTGATAGCATAGGTTTTTGAATTGCACCAGGTTCGGTGGTCGTTCCGGCAGATGATTCAGCGCCCAAGAAATAGCCATCATGGATTCTTTGCTTTGCATAAAGCCTGAAAGCTGATTCATCCAAAAGGTCTTAATTTCGTTTAGCGGGGCTGTCCCTATCGAGTTGTCCCAAGTAATGCCGTAGGTAATTGACAAGCGTTCAAACAAGCGGTCAATTGGTTGTGTCATCTTCTAACTCCAAAAATGGTTTCATTTCTTCGCCTTGTGTCCGTCCGGTCATTGCTTCCCATCTTGCACGTTTGAAATCGTAATCCTTTTCAGCAAATGATTTCTGCTCTGTCTTGCCTTGCATCCAATCGGCCTTAAAGCCTGTCCAGCCCCTTGCACAGCACGTTTCCAAGGCTGACTGTAGGCTTACCCCTGCTTTGTTTGCTTCCCGTGCAATGCCATCAATTGCGGTCTGAGTGACTGCTGCACGTTTGGCTTTACGCAAACTTATCCAATCCTGCCAAACAGAATCCGTCACGCCTTCAGGCGGGGCGACTGTATTCTTTATTGGTTTATGGTTATTGGTTATTGGTTCTTGGTTATTGGTTGGTTGAACGTCCGTTGAACGTCCGTTGTTCCTGCGTTCAGCGGATGCTTTGCCAGCCCTTGACGCTTGTTCAATTTTCCCTTTGAAATGGGCGATTTCCTTGTCTGCCCTTACGTTTATCCAACCATCATCGGTCAAATGAAAAAACGATTCAAGGACAAATTGCACTTCGTTTTCATGTTCACGCATTCCTATCTGACGTGCAACGGACGTTAAACCGCTGTTGAACGGTCGTTCATGCAAATAGTATTCGTCTAAAAGTCTGCGATAGGCCAAGTCCTCAAGCAAAGACAGGCGTTGCGTGTGACTTGCATAGTCACCGATATTGAACTGGTAGTAGTACATTGACAACCTTACGTTCTAGGTTAAGCGTTACATAAAAAGGAACATTGGCAGGGTGGTAACGAGTCACCTTTTCAGCCGCTAAGCCTAGCCATTGCCCCAACTCTATACCATTTTTCCAGCTTCGGCAATCTGTTTCTTGAACTTGTAGCGCAGCACTTGCTCCCAGCCCTTTGGCACACCACGCTGCCGCCAGTTGCTAACCACGTTCTGCCTTACGTCCAGGATGTAGGCCAGGCGACCCGTGCCGCCTGATGCCTTGATTGCGATTTCTAAGATGTCCATTCGCGCATCATATCACAATTGTGAGGGTATGAGCTATAGGAAAAAACTATAGCAAATGCAAAACCGATAAATTTATTTATTAAAAAAAGGTTGCACAGCTTCACAAACGTGATATGATTCACCCATGCCCTGAACTTCTCGGGGTCTTTTTAGGAGTCAGAAATGACAGATTTTTCAGTTATCGCTTCCGTAATTCGCTACCTCCAAGCTGAGTCTGGCGCAGTCTCTTGCAACGTTCATTTGCCAAGCGGCAAAAATGTTGTTGTCTACGTTAACGGGAACGTAGAAAACGCTTAAATTAAACGGGGCTTCGGCCCCATCAATCCCGCAAGGGTCTTTTTAGGAGTTAAAAATGAATGCATATCAAGTAGCGCGAATTGATAAATTTAAGGTAACTCGCGATGCGGTTAAGCACGCAGAAAATTGTTTAGAGTCATCCGGCGGGTGGGATGTTGAAAGCCTTGGCTACAACATTGAATGCAATTTCCCAGAAATCAATTCTGACAAGTGCAATGCAATAGCCGCAGCGGTGATGCGTGCGCGCAAGTTGCTTTAGGAGAAAAAGCATGAAAATCAAAACCACCATTTACGTCTACTACCAAAAGTACGACTGGGACACCGAAGGCACTTACCAAGTGTATTCGTTCAAAGCAAGTGACGATGACACCCGCACCTTTGTCTGTGAGCAAAATGTCGAAATAGAAGTGCCAGATAACTACGACCCTACTGCCCAGCAGATCGCCGCGCTGGAGGCTGAGAAAGTAAAGGCAATGGCCGACTTCAACAAGACCGTGATGGACATCAACACCCGCATCAGCAAACTAAGCGCACTGGAGTACACAGCATGAAAGAAATTTCAATCTTATTGTCAGACTTCCGCAATGCTTTAACGCGCGGTCTGATTCCACCCTTGGAAATGGCAAAGCTACTTAACGACATGAACTGGTCGCTTACCAAGAACTTCCCCGACATCCACACCGGCCTGTCCGACAACCTGGACGATGTGTCCGATAACTTGTGGACATCGATCCAGCAATTTGGAGAGCATGATGAATAAAAAATTAGCAGACATTTCGCTTGCCGTGTTTATCGGCATATCTTTGGCTTGGGTACTTGTTTACGGATGGGCGCTGTAATGAAAACTTATTCACAAAAATGGTACATAGCACAAGCTGCGCCAGAAATGTACAAATTGCTTAAAGAAACATTACGCACTTTAGAGCAAACAACCGATATTGAAACAGACATAAAAAAAATTCACGAAAAAATTATTAACGTAATTAACAGCATTGATTAAGAAAGAAAATTATGAAAAACATTGCATCAGCACTTGTGAAAGCCCAGCGTGGCTTTGCACCGGCCTTAAAAACGTCTACAAACCCTCATTTCCGGTCAAAGTATGTTGACCTTGCCGGTTGCGTGGAGGCTGTTGTAGATAGCTTAAATGCCGCAGGAATAGCCCTTATCCAGCGCACTAGCCAGGACGATACAGGCGTGACCGTGGAAACGGTCTTTGTCCACGAATCAGGCGAGATGCTTGAATGCGGCAAGCTGCACGTTCCTGCCGCCAAGCAAGACCCGCAGGGGTACGGTTCGGCGCTGACTTACGCCCGTAGGTACAGCCTAATGGCGGCTTGTGGCATTGCACCGGAGGATGATGACGGTAACGCCGCCAGCCGCAAGCGTGAGGTTGTCCAGCCTTCAGAACCAAACGTGAAATTCATTGAGCAGCAATTAGTTGTTATGGAGAATTGTGCAACGGTAGACGAATTGAAACTTGCTTACAACGGGGCTTATGCCTGCTGCGATGGCGACCAGATATACCAAGCAAAAGTAATTGCAGTAAAAAACAAACGCTTAAAGGAACTTAAAAATGTCTGATTTACCTAACGCATGGCCTGGCCTAATTGAGCAAGGCACAGATTCATGGTTTACCGCCCGTCTGGGCAAAGTGACCGCCAGCAGAGTTGCCGACTTGATGGCTAAGACTAAAAGCGGATATAGCACCAGCCGCGATAACTACATGGCCCAACTGGTCTGCGAAAGGTTGACCCAAACCAAAGCAGACGGGTTTACCAATGCTGCGATGGAATGGGGAACTGAGCAAGAGCCATTTGCACGGGCAGCGTATGAGGCCAAAACAGGCGAAATGGTAGAGGAGGTAGGCTTTGTACCCCACCCCAAGATTGAGTGGGCTGGAGCCTCACCTGATGGCCTTGTTGGGCTTTTTGGCTTAGTCGAGATTAAGTGCCCAAACACCGCAACCATGATTGACACACTCTTGACAGGCAAAGTGCCAAGCAAGTACAACACGCAGATGCAATTCCAAATGGCCTGCACTGAGCGCGACTGGTGCGATTACGTTGTCTTTGACCCCAGGATGCCAGCCAAGGCGCAGCTATTTATCAAACGGGTCGAGCGCGACAACGTATTTATCAAAGAAATGGAAGCGGAAATTGTCAATTTCTTAGCCGAAGTAAACGTGCAAATTCAACAACTTAACTCAATCATTGAAGGTAAATAATCATGTCCAAAATCAAAAAAGAAATCTCTGTAATCAGCGGCAAATACACCAATGCTCAAGGTACAACAAAGAATCGCTACACCCGCATCGGTTCAATCATCGAAACCAAATCTGGCGATATGCTGAAGCTGGATGTAACCCCGTTGATGGAAGGCGGATGGAATGGATGGGCTTACATCAACGAGCCAAAGCCAAAGGATGAGGGTTTCCCTAAAGATAAGGGTTTTCCCGAAGATGACGAGCCGTTTTAGGAGGCATCATGGAACACTATCGCGCTAGGAACACTGACCCTATCACAAGCTGGCAAGCGGCTGACGAAGCAAAAGACCTTGCCAAAGCCCATGCTGCATTGATTCTTAAAACTTTGATTGAACAAGGCCCGTTAGGTAAGGACGGGATTGCTTTCTTTGCCGTAATGGATGGACACCAAGTAGCTAGGCGCTTGCCCGAAATGGAGCGTAATGGTCTAGTTGGGTTGACAGGTAAGACTGTCAAATCTTATGCTAAACGTGCGGAAAGGGAATGGTATGCGATTTCTTAAATTTCTGAAGGATTACTACCGCGACCTAACGCCAGCGGAAGTTATCCAGCGAGAGCTTGCCCAGGCTCACTTAGACCGCCTTGAAGCCGAAGGCGCAGTAGAGTATGCCCAGGCGGTGCTTGACCTTAATTTAGGCCGTATAGAGCGTTTGAATACGCGCATGGAGGAGTACAAATGAAAGATACCCACACATTAGCAATGGAGCAATTTGCGGAAGCATCCACATGGCTGGAGCGCACTGGTGGTTATGCTCATAGCATGACTTTGCGCGACCACTTTGCAGGAACGGCTTTGCAGGGTTTCCTTGCTTACGCTGCAACGGTAGGAACTTATGCACCGCCAGATGATGAGCTTGCACAACAGGCTTATCAAATGGCAGATGCCATGCTAAAGGAGCGTGCCAAATGACTCAATGTTGCAACGATTTTGGTAATTGCACACAGGGCAGGGATTGCCCAATACGCAAGCAACGCGCTCAAGAAGTCAACGAAGCGTTTATAAATCTGCATCGCGGAATAGATGACCCTTACGAAGATATTACCTCAACCATCAAGGGCTTGGTGGCTTGGATTGCAGTGGTAGGGATTGCGGGGCTTATCTTTTGGACATGGGTAAAAGTATGACAGGCTATCAATCAAAAAAGGCAGCGTCGCTAGACGAGGACGGGATGTACCTTGTGCATCACACAGAGCCAGTGCAGGAGTCAACATTGCAAGAAAAGGACAGGAAGCGCGGCAGCATAGCCTTGGCG